GAACGCTCTTGCCTACGAACTTGTCCGAGGCGCAGTTCAAAGCCATTTCAATTTACCTTCAAGGTTGATTTGTATCGCCCAAAACGAGCAGATGCACATAGTTTAACACGTCAATTCGAAGTTTATTTCTACCCATGGACGGCTAGTCTCGGTGTAATACGGTCCTTGCACGCTGCCAACTGGCCTAATTTGCATCATGCAACTTGTTTCAAAGTGCGCAATAGCCGCGTCAAATAGCGACTCCGCGAACAACTCAGAACCTTCTGTATCGCCAAGTGCCCGACCATTTGCCCGACCAGTAACGATCACGCGGATATGCGGATACTGGATTTCACCATTTGGCGTTCTGCCAGAATCAGACCAGACGGCTACGAACTTCTTTGTGCCATTGTTAGCCTCTTCCCACATGCCACGACTGATTGTGTATCCAGCCGTCGATACATATAGCTCAAGCCAGTCTTTGAACAGGTTGATCGGTGTATGGCTCATTTTAATTTCATATGCCTTTCAACTACTGCGTCTATGTCAGCCCGTGAATCAGGCTCTTCGAATGCTTTCTTGAGGAATCCAGGTTCAGCATCAGGATCCCAAAAGTTACCGCGTGATGGATCTGCCTTTGATCGCAGAATGTTCTTGCCGACTGTCGTGCCTTTCTTGTCATGTACAGCCGCTGCATATGCTGCCGTATAGCCAAGCATTGCCGTTACCTTGTCGCCTGACTTGCTGATCTGGCGGAACTGACTGTTAATCAGGTTGCTCGTATCGATTGGAGTCATCGTTGCTGCATAACCACCAGCAATGATCATCACCTCAGTTAATGCCTTCTCAGCCATTGGACCGCTAATCTGCCCTATCAGCTTATGCAGGCTTTGGCGAACTTCCTTCAGGCCCTTAACCGGCATCAGGCAGTCTCCAAATCGTACTCATCGTCATACCCAAACGCCGACATACCATGACGAGCGATCTTGCGAATCTCTGCTGCTGAAACTACATCCCACGTTTGCGCGGTGGTGTCGCCGTATGCGATGCGGTCCAGGTAGGCGGGTCGAGTGTCGCCGGTGTAATAGACATCCCGCGTCACGAACTCAGCGCCTTCCTTGTCGCGAGATTGGCGCGATACACCCTCGTGACCGCAAAGGATGGTGTACGGGGTTCCGTATGTTACGCCGACGCCCCAGTCGCCCTCTGAGAGTCTTGGGTAGACGGTTGCGGTGTCGATCATGTACCACGCGGACATGAAGGCCATTAGCAGCACTTCCCGCCAGTAGAAACCCACAGGCCGGCAGATGCGCCAGGTTCAGGCGGAATCACAGAGGCGGTACAACCAGAAGTGTCCAGCGTATTAAGAAGAGAACGCAGAGAGCGATACCGGTCAACAAAAGAGCCCCAACGAAAAGACTGAGAAGCACCAGACGGAGCAGTCTGCGAGCTAATCTGACGATCAACGTTGACATAGCCTGTAAGTCCAAGAAGGTACAGATAGATAAGCATCTGCGTAGCTTCTGGATATCCCGCACCATCCAAGCACGGCTGGATAACTTCAACAGAATCAATCCACAGTTGCAGGATGAAGTCAGGCGGCACCGGGATGCCGTATGCTTCAAAATACTGACGAATTTGCTCGATAGACGGCATCAGCGATCCTTAATCTTCAGGTAAATAGACCGAACAGCCTTACGACCTTCTGCGGTTTCGATTGCGCACGTCACGGTTGCAGTGCTTCCGGCGACGCCGCCAGATACCCATGCAGTCGCAGATGTAGTTGTGTGGCTTGACGAATCGATCACTGCGCCTACAACCTCGAACGCAACAGATGTAATGGTGTCAGTAATATCAGCCAGATACGCAGACCAATCAAACGTGTAATCCAGAACCTCTGCCGGATCTTTAACAATCGTAGGCTTATCCGGTCCTCCAGTGTATGTCTCTGTCATTCTGCGATATTCCTATTCTGAGGCTCTGGAGCTACTGTTCTGTTCTGCACAACCAGTGATTGCTGTCTACGCTGAGGCTCTAAGGCTACAACTCTTGACTGGCTAGCCTGCGCTAACGATCTGTTCTGCGAATCTATTACCAGGCTACGAACTTGTGCGCCAATAAACAGCGTGCGTTCTGGCGATGGCGTCAATTCTCCACCCACAGAAACTGATGCGGACATTATATCAGCAGCGATAACTGTTTCTGATTCGGCGGATATTGCAGTCGATAATGCGGATTCAGATGAGTCGTCGAATTCCTGATTGGCCGCATCCGCTGTAATTGATACAGTTGCGACTGACAGCGCCGAGTCATCACCAAGCACGACAGACAGTGACGGGGCCACAAAAACAACAGATGACGATTGCGTCTGATCGTCTGCAAGTTGCGCAGACAATGCAGTCGATGACACAGCTACAGCACTAGACGACGCGCTATCAGCCTGCACAAACAGCGAAGACGAAGCAGCAATAGACGAGCCAGCCTGAGAGCTTGTCGAGTCTCCAGCGTTATCTATGGAGGCGCTACCAGTCAACGCTACTACAGATATAGACGCTATCGAATCACCGGCTAGCGTGATAGCTACGTCAGCACTAACGCCCGTAGCAGAGCCAGACACTAAAGCGTCGGCAGACAGCGAATCATTCGCGACTGTTAGCGCAGATGCAGCAGATACGCCAACAACTGAAGCCGCCGACGTAGAGTCATTCTGAATCGACAGCGAGCTACTGGCAGACACGCCGATAGCCGACGAACCTGACGAGGAATCGTTCTGCGCCGTAATTGCAGATTGCGTGGATACAGCAACAACCGAGGCAGAGGATGCAGCATCAGCAGCAAGAGTCAGCACAACCGTTGCGCCAATGTCAGTGCTTGGAGTGCCGAACGTCAGCGTGTCCGCACTGAAGCTAAGAAAAGAAGCGTGATCGGTAACGACAGTGTTAGCTGTTGCAGTTTCTACCGTGCCTGACGCATACACGTCACCGGTATAGCTAGTTGCTGCCGCCTGCGTATGGAACTGCCACAACTCACAGATGATCACGTCACCAGCAAGCGCGCTTACAGTAGACGTGCTTGAGGTAGAGGCGCTGTTTGAGCGCTCAGAGTTTGCCGCTCCAGGCTCTACGCTTCCTGTCATTGCCAGGCAATCGCCAATCGTGCCGACCTTTGTGCCGGTAGACGGACGCCATACATAGACGTTGCACCGCAAATCAGCCCCGAAGTTCATACTCAGGTTAGATTCGCGGTTAGCGACGTTGATTGTTAAGGTGTTCGATCCGCCACCGACACTTTGAGCTGTATTCAGCGTGTCAGATGCGAAGTGCGAGCAGAAGGCGCGCTGCAGTGAGGTGTTTGCAAGGCTTGATCCGGCTAGGGATACCTGCGCTCCACCCTTGGTCGTACGCATCGTGTACAGCGTGGATGCGCCAGTAAGCGACCAGCTAGGCGTCAGAGACGACTGTTCTCCAGTTGGAAATGTACCGCTTAGAGAATTACCTATCCCTATCAGGTATAGCTTGGTCGCCATAACGCATTTCCTTATGCGTTACCGGTCGTCAGCGAGAAGGAGTTAACGGTCACTACTTGGGAAACGGCAATGCTGGTGTTGTCTAGCGACATGTCACCGCTACCGAGGCCGCAAGTGCCTTGAGCGTGAGCAGTGGTGCCAGCAGTATCGACGATGCGGAAATAGCCGGCCGTACCAGCAGCAGCGCCAGTGCCGGACCATGTGCCAGTCTTGGCCTTGACGCCAGCAGACGCAGCAGACATCCAGTCAGACGGCAACGCCATCTCGACCAGCAGCGTACCCGTAGCAGCAGCCGCACAGTTAGCCGGAACAGAGCCGGTATAGATTCGCAGCTTAGCCGAAGTACCGGCAGCAGTTTCGAATGCGTCAAGACGTGCGTTGTTCACTGCTACCGAGTATTGGAGTGTCATTTTATTGGCCTTGAATTAATTCGACTTATTTTACCACGAGGGCTTGACGCGGAATTTAAGCGGGTCTAGTCTCTCAATCAAGCAAGGCAAACAACGAAACGGAGCAGCAGACATGAACTTCACAGTAAAACAAAACGCCGATCACTTCGACATATTCAGCGACAAGATGTTTATCGCTACCTTTGAAGATGAGCAGACTGCTCAAGACGAAGCTAAGCGCATGAACGCAGAATACGAACGAGTCCTGAGTTTTCTGTAACCAGTAATCCCATTAACCGCTAACCGAGGACACGACCATGCTGTGGCTCCTGCTGATTATCCTGATCTAAAAACAAGGCGCCAATTAAGGCGCCTTTTTTCATTCTTCGGATTGGTCTTTAGGCGGACGACCGCGACGAGGCGTTGCAACCTCTAGAACCTTCTCAGGCTCAACCTCTACGGCCTTGTTGACCAATGTTGCAGGCAGCGACTCATGCTTAACGCGTGCGCCTACTTCAAGTTCCAATCCATCGACAAAAACGCCGCGCTGTGTGATTTCGAATTCTTTCATTTTCACTCCAATAAAAAAGGGGCCAATCAAGGCCCCTATTCTAACTCAGCGGATTAGCCTTTGGTGAACTGGGCATAGCCCGCGTTACCAGCATAATCGCGTTTCCATTGTGGCGCTACTGCGGTCATGATCTGGAAGCTGTACTCGTCGGTGAAGTTTTTACGTTCAATCGGCATAGTGGTAACAGGCATCGCAGTCAGGATCTCAACCACTCGACGCTCTTTCACGACGGCGAGGATTTCGTTCACTGGGACCGAAGTCGAAGGAACGATGGACACGATGCCGGGAATCGCCATCAGACGAGCCAGAATAGTGTTCTGCGGCGCGGCGGTAACGTAGTCGTTAGCCGATGCAGCGAACCAGTCACCGTAGTTCAAGTAGATCGTGGCGCCGCCGTAGAAGTTCTTGGCTTGCAGGCCGAGCAACACCTTGGTGACAGCCGAAACCCATTGAGCGCCTGTTGCGGACACGAGGTCGAAGTTACCGAACAGGCCGGTAGCGCGGCCTGGAGCAGTACGCAGACCATAGATCTGGTTGCCAGCTACGTTGAACTTGGTGTCGCCGTTGATCACCAGGTCTTCCAGCTTCTCAACGATACGGCGGTTGCCGTTGTCGCGAGTAGCTGCGTCCAGATACTGCCAGCCCCCGTCTTGACGAGCGGCTTCAACATCGCGCCAGCCGAAGGTGAAAGTTGTGTCGTAAATCGGCAGCGGGGTGCCTTCGTAATCAATAACTGGAGCGTCTGCTTTCGCACGGCTACGGCCATCAATCGAAGAGTTCACTTCGCCTTGGTCAGAAACCTTAGAGAAGTATTGCAGAACCTTGCCGATTGGCACGTTGCGCTGAAGGCTCGACAAGTCGGTGAAAACACCCAGCGCAGCACGCTGCAAGGTGATCAAGTCTTGGTCGTAGGTAGCCCATGCATCACGAGGGATGGTGTAGGCGTTGCCGATCATCTCGCCTTCGCTATCTCGTGCGAGGCGCTCTTGACGGGCGTTGTGAGCGCGGCGCTTGCCGATTACGGCAGCTTCCTGCTCTTTGTTAAATGTCAAAATGGTCATTGTTCTTACACCACGTAGGAGTTAGGCAGGATACGGACGTCACCGAGGCCGTTCGCGGAGATTGCTCGGGAGGCTGCTTCGTCGAATACTGCGACGGCTACTTCACCGGTTGCGGCTGCCTTGAACTGGCCGGCTGCGATGCTCAGTACTGCGCCAGGGGCGTAGGTAGCAGCGGCAAAGCGAACGTTGAACTCGTATTGCGGAACAGGCTTGAACGCCTCGCCAGTTTCGCCGGACGGAACAGCAGTATCCACGGTTTCGCCGATGTATGCACGGTTGTGCATGATGAAGTAATCGACCTTGGAAGTTGCGGCCA